ACGCTCTCCCCGAGACCACCCTCTATGTCCCCCTTCAGTTCTGGTTCTGCCGCAACCCCGGTCTGGCCCTTCCCCTCATCGCTCTTCAGTACCACGAGGTCAAGATCAACCTTGACATCCGCCCCATTGAGGAGTGCTTGTGGGCTATGTCCAGCTTGAACAACACCGCCGGCGCCGCCGTCAAGGTCACCTCCGCCTACAACCAGTCCCTCGTCGCCGCTTCCCTCTACGTCGACTACGTGTTCCTCGACACCGATGAGCGCAGACGTATGGCCCAGAACCCCCACGAGTACCTCATCGAGCAGCTTCAGTTCACCGGTGATGAGTCCGTCGGTTCCTCCTCCAACAAGATCAAGCTCAACTTTAACCACCCCGTTAAGGAGCTTATCTGGGTTGTCCAGCCCGACAAGAACGTCGACTACTGCTCTTCTCTCGAGTCTGGCTCCGTTCTTAACCGCCTCCTCGGCGCTCAGCCCTTCAACTACACCGACGCCGTCGATGCCCTCCCCAACGCCATCATGGCTTTCGGCTCTCACGACTCCGTCGCCAACACCACTGGCTCTTACATCAGCGCTTCCGGCCTCTTCGCCGACGCCGGTGCCCCCGATCTCGCGACTGCCCCTGGCACTTCTTGGTGGCACGGAGCCGACCCGGCTCTTCAGTACAACCTTCCCAACTTCGGTGCTGGTTCTGCTGCTTCTGGTGTCTCCGATGCCGGCACTTTTGTCCTCACCGAGACTTCTCTCGACATGCACTGCTGGGGTGAGAACCCAGTTGTCACTGCCAAGCTCCAGCTTAACGGCCAGGATCGCTTCTCTGAGCGCGAAGGAACCTACTTCGACCTCGTTCAGCCTTGGCAGCACCACACTCGCGCCCCCGACACCGGAATCAACCTGTATTCCTTCGCTCTGAGGCCCGAGGAGCACCAGCCTTCCGGCTCTTGCAACTTTTCTCGTATTGATAACGCTACCCTTCAGCTTGTTCTTTCCAACGCCACCGTTGAGGGAACTAACACTGCCAAGGTTCGCGTGTATGCCGTGAATTACAACGTTTTGAGGGTTATGTCCGGGATGGGGGGCCTCGCCTATAGCAATTAATTTTTTTGTTACGAGTTATCGTCACATATTTTTATTTCAAACTATGAAAAATATGTGTCATTCTTTTTAGTTTTAATTTCAAATTTTCACTCCTAAAAAATTGAAATTATTTATTCTATTTTAATGGACTACATATTCATTCCGCGACACATTCGTTCGGCTTCACTTCGTTAGTTACGTTATGACACTCCATTTCCAAGAACAACACAAATACATCTGCGACAAATACACCTCTACCTCTGTCACCTTCAAATCCGGCCATACGAAATCTCTCGGACGCACCGCCAACCAAATGAAAAATCCCATCTGGGAAATAATGAACACCCACACCGGTGAAATCGCAGCGATTGTCATGTATTGCGAACCAAACGAATACTGCGAATTATGCCCCACGAGCTACCAAAAAATACTAGAATACGAGGCAAACCACAACCAAGGCGAGAAGCTCACGTGGTATAAAACCACAAACGGGTATATCTCGTGTCACAATAATGTCTTCATCCATCAAGTGATTATGGATACGTGGGGGAACGGAAAAGGCACGAGCATCGTAAGCGTAGATCACCTTGACCGAAACCCATTGAATAACCGATACGACAATTTACGCGTTGCTACATTACAAGAACAACAGAAGAACAGCAAAGGCACGGCTGATGATGGAACCAAACGCGAGAGAAAACACAGTGCTCGCGCTCTTCCCGCCGGCATCACCCAAGATATGATGAAGAAATTCGTCGTGTATTATTTCGAATGGTTAGATAAAGAACACACACGGTCGAGAGAATTCTTCAAGGTTGAAACGCACCCCAAACTTGAAAAACCGTGGATGACGAGCAAATCCGAAAAAGTATCGCTTCTAGATAAATTAAAGACGGCGAACGATGTCGTCGGCAATTTGGAAAAGGGCATCTTCCCTGAAGATACCGCGCCAGCGGCGGTATTGCCTAAATACGTATCGCTCGTTGTGATGCGCGAGAAACCGCACATGGTATATGAACGACGACGTGATGGTGGTCGGGAAGTAATGCGGATGGTCTTGCCTCAAAACTATACAATCGAAGATGAAATCGCGAAGATGAAAGAGAAAGTAGAAGCAAAATACGGGGCGGGGGCGATGGATTAAAGTCATCATAAAATTGAATCAACCAATCACATCATCAACCAATCACACACACACATCACGCCAAATACCCCCCACAAACAATGCGACCACTACGCCTTGTTCTCCCAATCGACCTTATACCCGGCAAAATGTACCTCATCCAAGAAAAACGGCCAGAATTTGCCCACCTGAATAGCAAAGGCGTCTTTGTAAAAAATGATTATCCAGAGTCACCTCATCAGTGCACAATGAGCCACTTCACGAATGTTCAGAGTAGAAATAATCCGCGATACCCCGACCTCCGTCTTCAACACGCATATTGGAACTATTATGAGGCCGACGCTGTTGAACGCGCCTACACTACCCAAGCGCTTCGCGTGATTACAGGCGACCCGGATTTCATATTTGACAACTACTGAATCATCCATCTTGGGATGATATTCTCAGCGTTATATATAGTAAAAATGAAAGTCATCTTTATCGTAATTACCTTAATCACATTTATTATATTTTTTATGGAGGCGCTTATCCATTTCAATATTGGAAAGAATGGCGAGCATAAACAACATGAATATATACGTATTAGCGACCAAATAAAAATTCACATTCCAGATAAAGATGAATTTTTTCAGATATTCAAAACCGTTTTGTTCTTTTCGACGATGACCGGGTTATTAAGCGCGTATATTATTAAACGGCATTTGTAGTCCTACAACCGGCTTACGCTCCCTTCACCATCCCCATCCCAACCATCCGCCACAGAACCACCGATACGACACTTCCGGCGATGAAACCGTTGCCGGCCGCCTCTAATGTCTTTCCGAATAAGAAATAGGCAATCGCGGGGAAGAGGAGGTAAGTTAAGACGGCGTAAAACACCATAACGCCGGTGTATTTTGTCATGTTGAAGTTGAGATTCATATTCATATTTGTTGGGTTATGAAGTAACGAGAGAATATAAAAATACAATAATTTTTATTCGTATTGAAGGGTTGTTAATGTTTCTTAATCATCGCTTGTTTGATGACGGGTCCTTCACCGCTGACACCACCTTGTAATTCCCACCCTTCATTCAACATATTATTCACAATATCTACAAGGAACGACAATCCGTAGTATTTCGTCAAATGACAGGGACTGCCTGGAGCCATACCTTTTACAACTATATATTCTATTTTATGTTTTTGTTCGGTAATATTTACAGATTCATTACTGGTGGTGATGGGTGATGCTTCCATTATTAGCGTAGGTTGGTCGTTTCGTCTATATTATCAGAAACGCCGTTGATACCTTCAATTTTATTCATATTATCATTCGTATCATTTGTAATACTCGTAGTATTTTCGTATGGGTTCGCCGTCTCTGCCGCCGCCTCCGCCGCCGCCTCCGCCTCCGCACACCACGCCAATCTTCCGCCCGCCACTATAAAAACAACCGAAAACCACCGGTCGTTCGGGTAATTCCGGATAAATAAAAACACCGCCGCCAAAAAAATCGCCGCGAATGCGACCGATGAAATCAAGGTATTCTGCTTCATCCTATTCCTCAATATACTGGCGATGTATATTTTTATTGGTTCCGCTACGCTTTCATTACATTACATACGGCAGTAAATACTCCTCCTTTTGTTCATACCGCACTACTCTGCTATTTTTCTTCACCTCTGATTCGGGTTCCTTCTTCTTCTTCACAGCAACGCCGTCGCCTACGACGACACCGACACAGCACCCGCAGTGGTCTTCATTTGCTTGGACGATTTTGCGGTCGATAATCCGTTCGTCGTATTGAATGCCCCAGCGTCCTAATACGGGAGGCGCAGCCGCCGCTGCTTCGTCGTTGTAGGCCGCCGCCCGTATTTACAATGCTGGCGCTGAGAGAATCCGCGCGGTCGTCGGCAGTTGATGCTGCGCTTGTATTTCATCGACCAGCGGCGGCGAGGATGGCGTTGTCGTTTCGTTAGAAGCATTACACTAGTAGTATATAATACTGAGAATAATATACTAAAGAGTGGCTTAAAGCACCGGCTTAAAGCCCCTGTAACAACCCCTCAATACTATCCAAGTCGGTCAAAAACCGCGGATACCTAGCATGAAATTCGCGCATCTTCGAAAAACATTCTGGGTATGACACTGCGAGGAGTTCCTCTGTTACATCCGCCCATCTCTCGACAACCAAGCAAGGAAACGCCGCATACAGCCGGTCAAACACCGTATTCGTCCGAACAACAATCGGAACGCATCCGAGATAAATACATTCATAGAACCGGTGCGTATCCACGCCACACCCTCGCGGGCAAAGCGCGTATCTGCTTTCGAGTGTTTTATCATAGATCACCGCCGGTGGGACTTTCTCATAAAAAAACTCCGCGGTATTCCGTTTCTCTCGTTCTTCGCACAACGCGGCGTTATCATTGGCGTCATTCAGATTATACACGAATGATGGCGAACCTGTCGGCCTCGCACCTGTAAAGAGGTCATAGCACTCCTGACGCGTCGGGTGTGTCCATATACTGAAACAAAGCAAACATTTAATCGGGCGTACATTTTCGCCCAACCCTGTGCGAAGCGACGCCCCCTTTTCAAGGAGGCATTTTTGGTCGAACCGGCGATGCATGGCGACGATAGACCCGCAATCCCGTATTCCAATCGGCATAATACCCACCTTCGGATGGTCATAGGCGTTATTCTGGACAAGTATGCGCTTACTTACCGGAAGCAATCTTTCGACAAACTCCCACGCAACCAGCGGTTCTTCCATGATATAAAACACCACGCGAACATTACGTGCTCGCAGAATCGCAACAACGGTATGAATCGGCACCTCGGATTCTCTCGTTGATATAAAAATCGAATCTCCATCACGCAACTGTGCGGCGTATTCAGCGTAATCATGAATCCCTACATTAATCCGGTTGGTGTAACATAATGTGCTTCGAAGCGCGAATCCGATGGACGAGCATTTGAATATGAGCTGCGACGACAGGGCGCGTTTTGCTTGCTGGATTGCGTTCATCTCGTCAAGCCTTGATATTTAGGAGCGTTTCATTTTTATATGTTTTATACCGTGGATATACAAAATGGCCGACGCGACCGACAGTATTACGCCGTTAAGAACCGACAAGCGCGAGAGAAAGCACACCGCGCAAACATTGCCATCGGGCATTACGCATAATATGATGAAGAAATTTGTCGTATATTATCGCGAGATGACCTACCTTAAAAGCGGAAAACAGCAACCGAGAGAATATTTCAAGGTAGAGTCGCATCCGAAACTCAGTAAGCCGTGGGTTAGTTCAAAATCTACGAAAATCACCCTATTCGAAAAGTTGAATGACGCAAATCAGGTTGTCGCCGATTTAGAAGCGCAGTCCGAAAAAGATACGGGTCTTGTGGCTGCGCACACAGAAGAAGAAAAAGAAGATATAGCAGGTCTTGTCGAGAGATGGTCGAAACAACTTCCAAAATATATGATGTTACGTGTTGGTAAAACGACACCGCCACCGACACCGACACAGACGACGGTGCTGATGCTGGTATATGACCGTAAGGATAATCATAATGGGTTTCGATGGACATGTAGCTATAGATTTTCAGTACATTCCGTCAAAGATACGGATACCGACGCTACTATTTCTGCCGCAATTGCGAGATTACGAGAGAAACTACACAATAAATACAACGTAGATGTACTAAGTATCTAGATATTCTAAGTATATAAACATTTATTCGTGTCATTATATATAATGCCTCCCAATTTACAACTACATACGTCTTCTATATCTGTGAATATAGAAGACGATGACCCTAACACCCCTAAAGTGCCACGGGGAAAAAGAAGCGATGTAAGCGAAAAAGACTTGGTAGAATTCACGCAGTCGTTTTCGCATCTACTATTAGCTGAACATTTAGAGTAATTTCAATAAATATATGATCCGATGGTTTTCAAGCATTTGAAAAAAAATTGAAATGTTTTTTCTCAAATGAGTCCTACAACAGTTAAATACCAGATACAACAGAACAAATGTCGTCTTACTCCAGAAATAACAACACCGCCAAGACCGCCAAGCCCGCCACCACCACCAAGACGAAGAATACCGAGACGTCGAACCATGGTGAAGCCTACTGCAAAGTTTGCTTTGATGCCGGACGTCCCGAACAGGAATACACCAGCCACTATGTCAAGGATCAGCCCGGACCTCAAGGAAAAGTCGTATGTCCCATGCTCCTGAATCAAGCCTGCCGAATCTGCGCCAAGACTGGACACACGTCGTCCTACTGCCCCGAATACCGTAGGCGTCGTGAAGAGCCTCGTCGTGAAGACCGCTACATTGCGCGTGAAGAGCCTCGTCGTGAAGACCGCTACATTGCGCGTGAAGAGCCTCGTCGTGAAGACCGCTACATTGCGCGTGAAGAGCCCCGTCGTGAAGACCGCTACATTGCGCGTGAAGAGCCCCGTCGTGAAGACCGCCGCTCGTCGTTCAATCTTCTTCGCGAAGACACTGAACGTCATGAACGCGACCTTCGCAATCGCGACGACTCCTACTACCGTCAGCAAGAACGTCAATCCAAGCCATGGCTTCAAGCCGCATTGAAACCTGCCGACACCAATACACGCCGCGCGCCATACGCTCATCCTCACGGCCCTCGTGTTCGTCTGAATCTCGAAGCTCCCGCATTGTCGGCAGCTACCGTCGTCGTCGTGCCAGAATCAACCGCGCCAGCAATCGATGTTCGCAAGGTCAATCTTCAAGTCAAAGCCAAATGGGGTGATGAAGACAACGAACAGCCGTTCTTGTTTGAAGCAGCCAATCCTCAACAAATGGCTGCGGATTTCTTCAACGGTCTGACTACTGAGGCTGAAGACAAGTTGATGACAGCATTCGACAACCAAAGCAGGCTTCCTTGGGCGTGTTCTGATGACGAGAACTGAAGAAGCCTCTTCTCTGCGCATGCGCGGCGGTGGTCGCTTTCCTACATAGGAAGGTAAGTAATAAATAATGTGTCGCGATCTACTAACACTTTTTTATTCCATCCGGAAAAAATTGAAATGATTTTTGTATGTTATCTTTATAGCAACAACGCAATATCACACGGAAGAAATGGAATCATCATCGTCGAACAACCATCATCACCACAGCCACGACGAAGAACACTCGGACGAATGGATACTTCAGTTTTTCGAAGAACGCGAAAAGGTCAAGAATGACCCAATATATCGCGCAGAATTGAAAACGGTGAATAAACACATTGTGCTCGGTTCATCTGAACCACCTATTTCGGAATACAATGATGTTCAAGACGAAGCGATAACAACACAAGAACAAATTTACAGCTACCCGGATGGTGCTGTTTATATGGGGCATATGCGCCAAATTACCAAACAAGAAGAAGAAGAAGAAAAAGACACACTCAGTCATAAACGCCACGGTTCCGGAACACTTCGCACACCGGCATTTGTTTATGGTATTCCGCAAAAAAGTTACACAAGCGACGAAGCAGTCGAAAACGCCAGATTTGCGAAATGGTTTGAATACATCGGCACTTGGAAAAATGACAAACTTCATGGCTACGGAGTTCATCTTCAGAAATCTGGCGACGGTTGCGAAATCAGGATATTCGAAGGGTTATGGGAAAACGGTCGGCCTGCGAGGTCAATTCACGCCAAGGATGCTGATGGCGATTACAACTTCATTGACGACACAGTATTCGGATGGTAAGTAATACGAATAACCAGCATCAACAAATGTAATTGAATGTGTATAGACTAACACTTTTTATTTGATAAAAAAGTTACCACCTGCGCGCGACCACACCCCAC